CACCTCAACAATATCACCGACGACGTGCGCCACGCCTTTTATCACGATATTTCTTTTGCACTTAATCTTCATCAAAGCCCCCTATGGGTAAGACGGGGCGACCGAAGCCGCCCCGCTTGTGATTTAGGCATCGATGTCCAAGCACGCGGCGAATGATTGCGCGTGACGAACAGCAATGTCCAGTTCTTGCATTACGCGGATGCGTACTGCGCCAGTTGAACCGGCTGTGTATGGATCTACCAACACGTCTGGTGTTGAGAAGAAGCCCATCATCAACTGTGAGAAATCACCGAAGATCATAGCTGACGCTGTGGTCAATGTGCCTTTGGTCAGATCTGATGGTACGTTGTTGGTCACTGCCAAATTGTATCCATACAGGCTGTTCCAAGGTGCATCCAGCAACATTACGCTATCTGTTGAAGCGACCTTTGATGTTGATGCCATCAAAGATTTCACTTTCGGGTTTGTCAGATAGGCAAGTGTGTTGCCATTGATCGCGGCGTTGTCAACTTCAACTTCTTTGACCAAGTTAACGATGTCGTCCCAAGCAATCGCGCCACCATTGGTGCCGATAGCTACTGAACCGATGCCAGCAGTGTCGATGATGCCTGATGGCTCATTAGACCCGCCGCCTTCGATGGCAACATCTTCAACTTTTTGTGCAATCGCGTTCAACAGATCGTCACGAACGATTTGCTCAACTGATGGGTCAGACTGGATCATCAGCAGACGTGAAACGTCTGTGAATGCGCCAAGTGACTTTGGTGACATTGTGATCTGTGAGAACACAGCGTTCACCTCAGATGTTGCGCCGTTCTCAGCCACAAACCCAGCAGATACGCCAGTTGCCAGCTTTGGAATAGCCACATCGCCACGCAGACCAGTCATAAAGCGTGCGCCAAGCTCATTGAACACCAAGCGTGAACGCAGTGCATCAACAAACTGATCGCCAAGATGGTCGGTGCCAACCAAGTGACCACCGGCTGTGGCTGTGCCAACAGTCAGATCACGCTTGCCGCCCCAGAATGTGTCTGGTGCATAAAAGCCGCGTGCTTCACGACCAGAACGCTTGGCGATTTCTTCAGAAACCTCACGCTCCAGACCGTTCAGACCTGATCCATTTACCAGACCGCGAACGGCTTTCATAAATGAATACTGACGCTCTTCTTTTGGTGACATATCAACCGCACCGGCTGACTGCTCAAGCGGCTTGCCTTCGCCAATGGCGTCCAGCAATGTTGCGCGGAATTGTGCAACTGACTGGCCTTCGCCGATAGCTTTATCAGCAAGGTCACGCCGGTTGTGCTTAACAGCAAGATTGATGATCTCGCTGGCATTCTTTTGAAAATCGCGCTTGGCTGCTTCGGCGGCTGCTTCGCGGATTTCGTTTTGATCAATTTCTGACATTTTTGGTGTCTCCTTATCTTTGATCACTGGTTCAACATTAGCACTGCGATTAACGCCCACACCGGCATCGGCTGGCACGCTTACAATGCTTGCTTCATATGGAATCCACGAAGAGATGCCAACCGTCCCGTCAGACCTCTTTTCTTCCATTTCACGGATCTGATAGCCAATAGACACATTGGATCGGATACCGTCCTTGACATCATCATAGACCTCTCTTGCAAGCGCACTTTTTCCAAAGCGCACAACTGCCCGTAGTCTGCGGTCAGCTTCATCAAGATAAGTGCGTTCGACGACGCCAATCTGTTTTGTCATATCGTGATCTAACAGCAATGGCGCGTGGCCGCTGTTCATCCGTGACAAATCCACAGCTTCGCGGGTATGCCGCAAAACCTCATAACCGAATGACCGTTCAACTGGTTCTTCGGATGACAGTGACATACGCACGCGGCGATCATCTTCGTCAACCATTTCACCAGCAGCGGCGCGGAATACTAACTCGCCACGATCAAAGCGTTCCATTTCATCATCTTCATCATAGCCGGTTGTCTCAGTAACAGGCGCGTCCGATTTGCCAAACGTGATTGTTACCGTGTCTTCGGTTTCTGTGATGTTTTGTATGTGTCTATCCATAGACGCATCTTGCACCATTTCATCTGATTTTTCAATCTGGTGATCTTCAGACATTTCAATGCCCCTTTCGCCTTCATCGATGCGGTCAAGTGCGGCATCTTTTGCCCTTGCCCACGTTTGTCCGGCATCACCGCCCCACGCCGCCCAAGCGACGCGACCTTTTGACGGGTAGCCATCTTCACCGGCACTAAAACCTTCAGCTTGCTTGTCAACCTCGTGTCGACTAAAAAAGCTGTGCATCCGGCGCACTGTTTCCGGCGATAGTTCTTGCCGGTTTGCTAATTGATTGGCACGCGCCACCGCAACGGCTGTGCCGCCTTGTTTGCCTTCTTCGCGCCATTTCTTAAATTTACGCGCTTCGGCTGCCATACCTTCGGTCGGCTTCAAGCTGATTTCGACGCCTTTATACGTTGCCATCTTCTTCTTGCCCTACATCGATTGATGGCTGTGCTGGTAACTTAGTGCCGAATGGCTGAAACGCTGTGTCAATGCCATAACGATCAGCAAGTTCCGCTTCGCGGTTGATCTGTTCAAAGATCTCTTCGGTGTCACGACCATACTGGCTGTGAACATCTTGCAAGCTGACGATGCCATTGTTTAGTGCGGTGACGCTGGCGTTAATCTCTTTGGCCGGATCGACCCACGCAAAACCGCGTGGCCGGTATATAACTTGGTCAGCAAACAGATCATATTTGCCCATTGGCAGATTGATGCGACCAACTGTGATGGCCATTTCTAGCCAAGCGCGGTAAATCGGATCAATAAACTGGTCGATCATAAACTGTTGGATCATCTTGAAATGATCACGATCTTCGATGGTGCCTTGCCGGATCGATGAATAGCTGACACCTTCCAGATTATTTGCCAGTGACACATAGCTGACGCCAAGCCCTGACGCTATGCCGCGCAGAATAGCCTTTTCAAATTCATCGAAACTTTCAGTGCCAGATGACGGGTCGAATGCTTTGAAATCCATTCCGACTGGCAACTGTGAAAATGTACCCGGGCTGGCGTCTAGTATTGGTGCGTGATTGTCATAATCGTCACCAATAAAGCCATCACCTTCGGGGCTTGTGAAAAAACCCATCTTTGACGCGGCAACCCGCGCATTTACCAGCGTGGCTTCTTCATAGCCATCAAGCATCTTCAGCCGTGACAGTACGTTTGACATCCAAGGTGCGCCGCGTGTTTGACCGGCGCGTTCTTGCATATAGCAGTGAATGATTTGGTCGGCTGATACGATCTTGTGATGGCGTTTTGTCACACTGCCATAACCCTGATCGTGATGCGGGTGATCTTCAAACAGATAATAATTCAGCGGCTTGCCGGTGCGTCTGTCTAATTCGACACCCATCCGCACCTCATTGCCGTTGCTCAACCTCGCATCATAGCCTTCGTCAAGATAGTCAGCTTCCAAAAATTTCAGCGAAAAGCCAAACGGGTTGCCAGCAGGGTTTTTAATTTTTTGGATAAGCACTTCGCCATCGCGTGCAAGCGTTTCCAAAAACAGCCGCTGCGCTTGGTTCCACGAAATACGCCCGTCAACTGTGCAAAAGCCGGTGCGACCCCACTGCTGCCACGCCTGTTCGATGATCCGGTTGCCAACACTATCAAGCGATCCGTCATCGTTGCGCTTTCGCACCTGTATGCGGATGCCGTTTGCGCCGACCACGTTGGTTGTCATTATCTGCAAATAACGCTTGGCATATGGGTGATTACGGCTGATTTCGCGGCATCTGTCCCGCAGAATACGCAATGACGGTTTGATTTCGCTATCGGCTGACCGGCTGCTGCTGATGAAATCGCTGAATAATCTGCCGGTATCTGCCCCGTGATACGCTCTAGCCATCTTGCGTGGCTTCGGTTTTGCTTTGAAGAAATCAAAAACACCCATCTTTAAAACCTCACTAGCACAGTCTGACCAGTGTTTTCACCGGCGTCTGCACGTTCTTTTGCCCGTTCTTTGGCGTATTCTTTACGGTAAAAATCACGCGCATTGATCAGATCTTCAAACGACATCTTGGTAAGCGACCGGCCATTGATGCTGTAGCTGGCCACATCAGCATCTGCCTTACCAGACAAAATGCTTTCGATCTTGGTGATCATTATTTCGGCGTGCGTGCGCGGGTCAGCCCCGTTGATGTCCAGATCTTCGATGGCAGTAAATGTGCCGCGTTCAATCGCAACACGGTTGCCGGTCGCAGTCTGTGTGACCTCTAGCTGCCAATGATAGAAACCAGCAACGTATGCCGCTGATGTTGCGCTATCCACCTCAAACACATAGGTGCCATTTTGTTCGGTCGCTGCAACTTTGATTTCGGTGCTACCGCCGCCGGTAATGCGTGCGACATATTCCATTGAATAGTCAGCAAGCGGGTAATCATCAACAAGATCGGTGCG